CCACGGCGTACGAGCTTCTGCTCGACCTCGGCGAGTCGGGCGCTGACAGCGGTCTGTTCGCTCAGCAGCTTGTCGATCTGCGTCTTTGTTTCCTGAGCGAACTCACCGTGGTTCTTTTTTGCCTGCTCCGCGAATTCCTTGATGCCGTCTTGAATACGGACAAGTTCCGCGCTGAGCGCGCGCATGTCATCCTCGGGTTGCCCCGATGCCTTGCGGTTCAACATTTCTTCGACTCCAGTTATTTGAACGAGGGAATTTCTAACGACTTGAGCGTCGCCGTGATCGCACTAAGGTCACTCGGTTCCCCCGAGTCGATTAAGTGCTTCAGACCGCGCGTCGCGATGACGGCGGATTGCGAGCGTGAGAATCCTGCATCCCGCAAGAGCGTTTCAAACTCGCGAATGGTGGGCAACCGGCCGTGCGCGACCTGTGACTTCACCTGATCGATTCGCGCGTCGCCGTTTGCCGGGAAAGTGACAATCGATATTTCCTGCAAGTCGACTTCGGTTAGGGTCCGCACCCGCTCTTTCTCGTTGTAACTATCCGCGAGCACGTAGTAGCCAATCGACAGGCCCGAGACGACATTCGCTTTCATTAAAGCGTGCGCCTCGCGCGCCCGCTCGACAGCATCCGTCAAGAGAAACCCCTCGACATACAGGCCGCTTTCGTCTTCGCTGAGCGTGTCGTAACCGCCGACCGGTTGCGCGCTGAGGTGCTGCCACAGCGCCGGGAGCGGCCGACCCGATTCCGTGATACGCCCGAGCGATTTCTCGAACGCACCAGCCGCGACGACTTCACGGTACGAGTCGAGCACGCCGAAAACGGATGCGTAGCCAGAGAATCGGCCAGTGTCATCGACAGCCTTCACGCGGAATGTGAAATCGCGTTGTTTGTATTCTGCGTCTTTGCGTTGATACAGCATTTCAAAGAACCCCGGATTTCAAAGGGAAAACGCACGCGGGTATTGCCCGGCCAGGTCGAGGCCGGTAATACCGTTTCCGCGGGCGTTCTTTGTTACCTAGCGTGTAGTAGTCGGCCGAGCGCGCTTCGCAGCTGCTCGTCGACCGGTGGTGCATCGCTCGGCTCTTCGCTGAGCTTGTCGATCGCAATTAGATTGCTCTGCACGGTGAGCACGTCGCCGCCATCGATAGGCGGCAGATTTTCGAGCCTCCGAATTTCGTTTCGGCTCATGAGCCCGTTCTGTGCCATCGTGCTATAGAACGAGGCGCGTGCGGCGCTGTCGCTTCTGAGCAGGCCCTCGACGCTGAACTCTGCGAAGTATCGAGCGCGTTCCTCGGGCTCGATGAGCTGCCGGCGAATTGATTGCTCCAGGCGCGTGAGCCATGGCCTGAGTGAGAATGTGAGAAAGCCGATAACGATTTGCTCGATGCCGGTTCCCCACGCTGTGACTTTCTCGCTGTGACCGACCATGATTGGCGGGACACCGAACCACCTGCAAACTTCCTCGATCCCGAATGAGCGAGTCGCGAGCAACTGCGCATCCTCCGGCGGAATCGAAAAGGTTTCGTATTTCATGCCGGCTTCGAGCAGCAGCGCCGCGCCGTTGTTCGTAGAACCTCGAAACTTGTCTAAAACATTGGCGCGCATGTCCTCGCGTTGTTTCGGGGTTAATATTTTGTCGATCGACAGCGCACCCAGCGGTCGCATGCCGTTAGCAAATATTTTTCCCGACGACTCATCCGCCGCGAGCGCCGCACCGAGCACAGACGCGCCGTAACGGATCGGCGACAGGCCCGTGCGCCCGTTCAGACTGAACGCGGGCGTGTAGAAGAGCTTGTTCTCTGGAATGGTGCGCTCTTCACCATCGAGGTCGACGTAGCGCCACTCCAGCGCGCCCGAGGCGAGCACCTTCGCGCCGATGCGACCAGGGTGCAGCGGTTCAAGCGCGACGAGTCGGCGTTGCGAGTAATGTTTCTCGGCGTAGCCCGCTCCGTGAGTCAACATGCTCGCGACGTACGCCTGCCAGAACGACATCGCGGTCATGTCGGCGTGCGGTTGGTTGTGCAGCAGCTCGTACAGCGGGTGCTTGTTTGCACCGCGCCGCTCGTTATTCGATCCGCGCTCGTACAGCTGGCACGGCAACGAGGCAATCGTCTCCGACAAGAGCTTGATACAGGACCACGCCGCCGACAGCTGCAACGCCGTAGCGACGGTGACCTCTTTGCCGGCCGGATTCTCGGCACCATAAGGCGCGTTAATCTCGCGCGGATCGCTGAGTTTTGCCGGGCCGATGAACCACGAAAGAAATATATCTTTCAGGCCGGCGGGCCGCGTTTCTTTGCTCGCGGTATTACCGTCTCGAGCCCGTGTTCCGATCATGCCGTCACCGGATTTTCAAGGAATCCCGAGAGGTCGTCGACCTGCTCAGCGGCGGCGAGCCCGAATGACATCAGCAGCGCGACCGCCCCGTCGATTTTGTCGGCGCTACGCTTGCGGTCGGGTGCGAGATTCATATTTGCATCGCTTCGCGGTACGAGGTTCGCAATGTTCCAAGTGAGCACGGGGTCGCCACCGTGGCGCAGTCGCCCGGCGGTGTATGCGCGCTCGAATGCCTGCATCGCCGGTTGATACGAAGCCGGCCCCTGTCGGAATGCCTGCAACGGCATGCCTTCGCTCGTCAATTTGTTTGCTATCTGCGCGGCGTTCCACGGGTCGTAGGCCACCGCTTTCGGCGAGAACCGCGCGAAGTCTTCGAGGATGTCTCGAACAACGATGTCGTAGTCGGTCACGTCGCCGTCCGTCTGCGTGATGTTTCCTGCCTGGACCCATCCAGCATAGGGAACAGAGTTCCGCTCTGTCCTTTGCCTCACCGCGTCGGTCGGCACCCAGTACCGACCCGCCGTGTAGTAAACATCGTCGACCAGCCACAGCAGACGCCAAGCTGTCATGTCGGTGGTGCTCGCCAAATCGAACGCGGCCCAACACTCCGCACCTTGCAGCTCGTCAAGATTCACAGCGCCGGCACACTTGCGCCATTTGCTAAGGTTGACCCAAGCCTCGGCCGACTCCGCGCGACGGTTGAGCCGCTTAATGCGAAACTCTGAGTACGCGCCGGGCTTAGCCTTCGCTTCGAGTGCGTTCCGCTCGATGGCGACCTTTAACACTGGGTTCGCTTCGAGCAGCGGGTTTGCCTTGATCCACTTGGAGTTGTCGAAATCATCATCTCGCTCATCGACTGCGAAGATGAGCGCGAGATAATGGTCAGCGTCGACAACGCCCCGCAGGACGGATTGCGCGAAGGCGCGTTCTTCGGGCCATGGGCCCGGCGACTCGTAACCCTCGGTCGTCGCGTAGATCGTCAACGGATTCGAGCGCGCACCTGCCGCCGACGCGAGCACGTTCCGCAGATCGTGCGAGCGTTGGGCGTGCAGCTCGTCGAAGATCAGGCACGACGGTGACAGACCATCTTGCGTCGACGCCTTACTGTTTATCGGCTTGAACGTTCCCTGCGTCGAGTAGCGAACAATACTGTTCGCGAATACTTCGAGGTCGAAGGCGCTCGCAAGATCCGATCGGCGTTCGATCATCCTCTTCGCCACACCCCAAACGATGCGCGCCTGCGCGCCGGTGGTCGCGGCGCTGTACAGCTGCGGGCCCGGTTCGGGCTCGAAGCAATACACGTACAGCGCGACAGCAGCGGCTAACGTGCTCTTGGCATTCTTGCGCGCGACCGCGAACAACAGAGTCGTGAAGCGACGCCCGCCATCCTGGTTCCTGAATCCGAACAGCTGCACGAGCACGAATGTTTGAAACGGCTGCAGGGTGATCGTCGGCGAGGACCATACTCCCTCGACGTGAGGCAGCCTCTCGACGAACCTGCACGCGTGGTTCGCTCGCGTGGCAGAAAATACAAACGGCGGGCTCTTGCTCCGTGCCCGCTTCAGGTCGCGCAGGAAGCGCCGCGCCGCGAGACGTATCCACTTGCCGTACTTGCGTCGCTTCGTGTCTGCAATCGCGTCCTCGGCGTACGCAATCGCGACCGCGACGTAATCACTCGTCGTCGAGCGATCTAAGATCGTCGAACGCGTTCCTTCGGTTGGCGTTCGGGTCGACTTTGACACGTGATCGTGATGTCGGGCTGAAGCCCATTTCGCTGGAAGCCTTCAGCATGATGAGCGCCTGCTTGTTCATCACACTGAGGTAAGGGTTCTGCATCGGTGTGCCGTTCTTCGCGCGGACGATCGAGCCTTTCTCGGCGACCACCTGCGCGGCGAGCGCGTGTACATCCTCGGCGCAGACCCAAATCGCGAGCACCGACTTGTCGCACATCTTGAGCAAGCCCGGCGGGGCGTTCGCGATGGCGTAGCGCCACCCCTCGGCCTGCGTGTCAGACATCCATTCCGGGGGCTCGTACAGGTCGCCGGTCGGTTGCGGTTCGTCCGCAGGGATATCTTTCGCGGTGCCATCGAGCACCCGCAGATGCGAGGGGCGCGGTTTCTGCCCTCGAATTCCCATCATTTCACCTCGAATTCATGCACGCAGCGCGGACAAGTAACAAAACGGGCGTCACCAGGTTTGGTATTACCGGCGTCCTCGGGCGTGTCCGGCGTGCCGATGAGATCGTTTATCTCGAAGCGCGCGAAGCCCAATGTTTCTAGCTCGAACTCGCCACAATCGCGGATCGCATCGAGTTCATCGGCGAGCAAGTCGCGATCCCATTCGCTATTGCTCGCGAGCTTGTTGTCGGCCACAACGTAGGCTCGTTTCTTTTCGCCGCTCCAGCCTCGGGCGACCATGACGGGAACGCGGTTCCACCCGAGCGCCTTCGCCGCGATCGTTCGGCCGTGGCCGGCGATGATTCCGCCCGACTCGTCGACCAATACGGGCATGGTGAACCCGAATCGCTCGATAGAGCACGACAGCTGCCGGATCTGCGCCGCTGAGTGCTTACGAGCGTTGCGCGAATAGGGGATAAGCGTCTCGATATCGCGCCACTCCATCGAGTCGGCGGGCGTCGAGTCGACCCCTTGAG